CCGTGGTTGGTAAAGACGCATCGGTGCTTTGGCATGGTGGAGCAGGTCCAATGGTTCCCTGCGCCGTCAGTAAGCCTGATGTAGGGGCCACCGCCCTTTATATGCGCATCATTTCCCTTGTTTACAAAATACCCAAACCTTCTTGGGTCCGCCTTACTAGATTTCATGTTTTCAATTTTGTCGCCTACGTTCATGTTTACGGTACCCTTGCTGGTTTTATCATGTGCCCACCTTCGGATATTGCCGCTGGATTGTCAACGTGATAATTCTGCATTGTCCGAAAATAACGCTTGCCATGTGAGATTGCCTGTTGTATGGTGGTGACACTAGAGGACGACAGGGCAGAACCTCACACGGCCAATAAAGGGGCCACATACAGGGAGAACACCATGCGCCGCGATACTTAAATGCGGCTAGCAATTATTCGGCACAATCGCCGCCAACAACACCAACGCAATTAACGGAGACGACCATGACAAAAGATTACACAACAATCGCCGAGGCTCTTGAGGCCATTCAATCCCTTGTACCTCTGATGGTGGAAAAAGGGATGGTTACGCCGTCAACTTATGTTCGCTTTTCAGATTCTTACAGGGCTGAGGTTTGGATTTGCAGCAACAGTAGGTCAGGCACTCAACTAGGTAGTTGTGGAACCGAAATAGTTAATGCCAAAACAATCCGCGAAGCCGTAGACAAAGCCCGCGCTGCAATCATGGCCCTCAAAGACCCTGAGATTGAAGCCATCGCCCGCTATCAGCGCAAGATTGCCACCGCCGTAGACGAAGGCCGCGCAGACGGTATCCCCGAAGAATACACCAACCCGGTGTCGGCAGTTATTCACACGATCCACGAGAACCTGTTAGAGGTGACAAAATGACCGACGCAGAATACGGCGCACAACGCCTCCAATGGGCCAACGACGACGAGGGCGCACGCGACGGGCGCAACAACCTGCATTTCCCCGACTTTGACGAACACGCCGAGGCATACGCCGACGACCGCCGCACAAGCCGCGTTTGGACTGACGGTGTGACAGTTATCCCCGCAGAAACAAAGGAAGCAACATGACCGACCTCCCAAAATATCACAGATTCCCGCCATTGACGCCACACAAGCCAACGCCGACAATCCCGCAGATGGAGGACCGGCACGAGCGCCAGATATTCACACACAAGGCCGAGCGCGTGGTCAATCAAGTCTTGGCGTTTGCCTTGACCGTCCTGGCCGTCGTATTTGTTGGCGGGCTGATGTATAAAACTTTTGTGTGGGGGTATTAAAATGACTGATACGAGCATAATTGGCGCACAACTGTACTACGTCGAACGTGACAACCTGCGCTATATCACAGCACACGCACCGACCGACAACGGAGGCGGAACTATTTTGGAAACTTGGGTTCCTGTCGCCGAACGTGACGCGCTACGGGGCGATAACCGCATTCTACGCACTGAAAAACACGCGGATGCTGAAGCGATTGCCACGCGGCGGGACATCAATGCAGAGAATGACCGGCTGACGAGGCGGGGGATGAAAAAATTTACAACAATAAAAGGCGGCAAACCCGCCATTGCCCACGCCGCAGATATGTGCGAGGCTGTAAAATCTGCTGTTTATGACTTTGCAGACAAGGTTCCTCTTGCCACTGCAATTGGAGTTTTGGCAATAGCGCAACGCGAAATCCTAGATGAACAAGAATAAGGAGGCAAAATGATACTTGGATACATACTTATCTGCGGATTCGGTCCACTTGAGCCGGGATCAATCGAGGGCTGCAAGGTCTACACGATACCGTTTTACAACGCGGTGACTTGCGAAAACGAGCGTGCGGGCTTCTTGGCAAACCCTGACCTGCGCGACGGCCACTACATAGACGACTCTGGCTGCATTGTGATTGGTACGGGGGTATGAACACACGCTCAGAAATACTCGCGGAGGCCGAGGCGCTAATCAACGGCGACCGTGAGAAGGACTACGGCACCCCGCAAGAGTCGTTTGGCTGTATTGCAAAGATGTGGACGGCATACCTTGGAAACCCTGTTACCGCATCGGACGTTTGCAACATGATGGTGCTGTTAAAGGTGGCACGTCTACGCACCGGCCCGCACCGCGATAGCAATGTTGACGGCGCTGGATACATGGCCCTTGGGGCGGAGATGAGTGGGGGTTAATGAGACTTGTCATCCTGGAAAGCCCCTACGCGGGCGACGTTGAGGCAAACATCGACTACGCGCGACTGTGCGTTCGTGACAGCCTAATGCGTGGGGAGGCACCGATTGCGTCGCACTTGCTTTACACGCAGCCCGGCATTCTTGACGATACCGACCCCGAAGAAAGGCAATGGGGGATTGAGGCGGGGCTTGCCTGGAAGGGCGTTGCGGATGCAAGCGTCATTTACATGGATAAGGGCATCACGGAGGGGATGAGATACGGCATTATAACGGCGCAATGGGCCGGTGTCCCTGTCGAATACCGCCGCATCGAAAACCCTTAACAATCAACCCACTGCGTGATACGCATAGCCAACGCAAGCCGATTGCCTTTCTTTTTGTAAATGCAACCGCATTGTCTTGCACTAAATTGGAAGGTTAACCATGCCAAATCCACCAATGTCAGACCAATTAGCAATAGAAGCAATAGAGGCGCTGGACCGCCACGATGGCAGGGCTTTTCTGGCCGCAAAGGCATTAGGCGTAAACGTTGAAACATTCCGCAGCCGCATTAAGAAAGCCAAGGAACGCGGGCTGCACCTATCGGACGGCGCGCAACGGGCGATGAACGACGCGGGCCTGACTGGATCGGAAGCCAAGGGCGGATGGATACACAACTATAACGAGGCGGGCAACAAGGTCGGCACAACGCGCTGGTCCGCGCCGGTTGATGAGGCCGAAACCAACAAATTTCTGGACACGATACGCGGCGCGATTGACGACCTGCAAACAATAGACGCACCGGAATACGAAATACGGGAACGACCTGATGGCGAATGCTTGCTGGTCATTGATCTGTCTGACATTCACGTAGGCAAGCTGTGCGTCGAAACAGAGACGGGCTACACCTACAGCCGCGAGATTGCCGTGCAGCGCATGGTTGAAGGCACGCGCGAGTTAATCCGCAAGGCGTCGGGCATGGGGGTGGGGCGCATCTTGTTTGTTCTGGGCAATGACATCCTGCACGTTGACGGGCCTCGCTCAACGACGACAAGCGGCACGTATCAGGACGGCCACGGCACCATTCACCAGATGTACCGGGACGCAATGGCGGGATATGTGAAGTGCATTGAATTGGCACGCCTCACAGCGCCAGTGGACTTGATATTCGTGCCGTCAAATCACGACTGGCTTATGGGCTGGTGTTTGGCCCGCGAGGTTGGCGCATGGTTTCGCAACGCGCCTGACGTCACCGCGACTGATTACAATCTGTCAGAAAATCACCGCAAGTATTATCGCTTTCAAGACAACCTGATCGGCATAACGCACGGCGACGGGGCAAAGGAATCCGACCTCTACCCGCTAATGATGACGGAGGCGCGGGCGCACATTTCAGAATGCCCGCATAAATATATCTACGTCCACCACCTACACCACAAAATCCGCAAGCAAGCGGGCGTGTTGTCTCACAAGCGCGAAAAAGACCATATCGGAATGACAATGATGCACAACGCCGTGCGCTCAATGGAGGGGGATAATGTGCAAATTGAGTATGTCCGCTCACCAAGCCCTCCCGACGGATGGCACCATCGCAACGGATATATCAACCGGCAAGCTGTTGAGTGTTTCGTACACCACCCATACGACGGGCAGGACGGGCGCTTCACGGTTTGGTTTTAGACGGCTTAACAAAGGAAATAACATGACACCAGTAACGGCTACGGCGACGGCTTCGGTGGCAAGCCCAAAGTGCCTTACTTCGATGTCAGCCATTTGAACATGGATGGCGGCAATAGCGGATAATTGTAGGTTATAGAAACACACCAACAGGAGTTACTGACAATGGCATACGGAATTGCAAACCACAACGGCGAGGAGGTGGAGGTGGCGTTCAGCGCCACCGGCGTTGCCACCGACTATGGCGTGGACCGCTCACCCACTTGGATCGAGTGGGATAATGTGGCGATAGATGATCTGACGATACTGGGGGTTGCGGTCGATGTGTCAAAGCTGCCGGTTGATCTGCAAGGGGCGATCTATGCGCTGGCCGACGATCTCGAATTTGAACAGGAGGATCCTGACTATGACTGACAACAACCACCCTCGCTTTGCCAACCTGCGCACTGGAGGCAACATGCCCCGCAAACGCACAGGATTGATCCGCGACGCCATCAGTCTGCTACTCATCATCGCCATGTGTGTGGCGTTTTATGTGGTGACGCCGTGAAGCAACCCGCCGACCTGCCCACATACCACGCCATACCGCCGCTTGGTGGCGACAACCCCAGCCCATTCGGTGCGCCTTGGGCTGGCCCTCTAATTGCCGACGAACTCAAGCGGGCCGAGCGCCACGCAAACAAGGATGCTGAATGATGGTAGACCAAACCACACAGGCCGAAATCGACGCCGTGCGCGCCGAGAACATCGAATTGCGGGCGCGGCTTAAGGCGGCTCGGGGTGCTTTGGCTGACATATATGACGGGGAACCGCAATGGCCAGACAAGCCCAAGAAGGAACTCAAGTGGTGCCGTAAACGCGCCAAAGAAGCCTACCGCGTCACAGGTGACGCGCCATGACCCGGCCCATGACCCCAAACACAAAAATGCCGCGCAGGCCGATACGGCGCGCGGCTTATGTTAGCAAAACGGCAAAATCACGACACACCGCTGCGTCTATGTTAACGAAACGCGGCTAATTCGACACACACCCATCGGGCCAGCAATTCACCACCGTGATGAGTTCCAGCCCCGTCGCCCGCATCTTGTCTACGTCGTCACCCAAAAGGGCCCCAGCGTGTTCCCGCGACACTGGCACAGCCGCATC